CACTTCCCTTCGGCGGCTTCCCTGGCCTCGTGCGGGTGCGCTCATGATGTTGCCCACCTTCCAGGCGTTTACCGCCCATGCCCACGCCTGCGAACCCCAGGAGTGCTGCGGGCTCATCGTGCGAGTGGGAGCGGAGGAACGGTATCACCCCTGCACGAACGCATCCCAGACGCCCGGGGATGACTTCCAGATCCGTGAAGAGGATTGGATCGAAGCCGAATTGATGGGCGAGGTCATGGCCGTGTGCCACTCCCACCCCAGCGCGGCCCCTGATCCAAGCCCCGCCGATCTAGCCTCCATGGACGAGCACGGGCTCCCGTGGTTCATCCTTGGCGCGGGCGATGCCATCCAGCGGATCGACCCCGAGATTCCCGGGCTCATCGGACGGCCCTTCGTCTACGGATGGCAGGACTGCTACACCATGATCCGCGCTTGGACATGGATCACGCGGGGTGTGCGGTTGTTGGACTTCCCACGCGAGGCCGAATTTTGGGAAACCGGGAGATCGCCTTACCTGGATCACTTCAAGGCGTTTGTGTTTGAGGAAGTCGATGAACTCATGCCCGGTGACGCCCTGCTGATGAAGATCCAAAGCCGTGTTGCGAATCACGCCGCGATCTACGTCGGGGACGGGCAGATCCTCCATCACCTGTGGAACAGGCTCTCGTCTCAGGACCTCTACGATGGGCGGCTCCAGCGGGCCACAACTCACATTCTGAGGCTGCGATGACCCAGGAACTCCGAACGATCCGGCTATTCGGTCACCTTGGCAAGCGGTTCGGGAAGGTGCATCACTACATGATTTCCAGCCCTGCGGAGGCTATCCGCGCCATGTCCTGCACCCTTCCTGGCTTTCGTGATTACGTTGGGATCGAACACGCGAAGAGTGGATTCCGTGTCCTGGTGGGCGGTGAGGCGGTTGGTGTTGAGCAGCTTGGCGAGATCAGCGGTGGCCAGGAGATCCGAATCGTGCCTGTGGTTCGAGGGGCCAAGAACGGATTGGGCCAAGTCATCCTTGGCGCGGTGCTTGTGGTTGTGGGCGCGGTCATCCGCTTCTATGGCGGCGTAGGTATTGGCGATTACCTGATCAAGATTGGTATATCGATGATGGTTGGAGGGTTGGCCCAGCTTTTAGCCTCCCCGCCTAACCCATTGAATTACGGCGCAGGAGAAGATAACCGGCCATCGAATTACCTCTTCAACGGGTCGAATCAGGCGACACCCAGCGGCGGACCGGTGCCGGTGCTGTATGGGCGACTGGAGATCCCGCTCACGTTGATCTCCGGCAGCATCACGCCTGAAGAAAACTATTACGCACTCACCCAGCTTGGCCTGCTTGGGGATGGGCTTGGCAACTGGAGTGGGGACGGGAACACGGTTCCACTCGCGGCTTCGATTCGTGAGGTGTATTGATGGCCACCACTGAAACCGCGAAAATGATGTTCGCACTGTCGGAAGGGCCATGTGCTGGCCTTGCTGACGGGCTCAAGAGTATCAAGTTCGACGGGACGCCGGTTCAGGCACCAGATGGCAGCTTCAATTTTACAGGGGTGTCCTTCGCGCTTGTGAACGGGACATCCACTCAGCAGGCTATCCCTGGATTCCCTTCCACCGAGATCGAGCAGGCAGCGGGCGGCGAGATAAAGACCACGCAGCCGCAATACATCACGATCAACGACCTCGGCACTTCCCTGGTGCGGGTTAAGATCGCATTCCAGGCGCTTCAAAAGATCGAAACAGCCACGGGCAAACCCGTTGGTACCACTGTGCAAGTCGCCATCGACCTCCAGGCTTCGGGTGGTAGCTATGTTGAACAGACGCTCTACGGTGGCGGATCAATCTACGCACTCAGCAGCGGGCCAACCTCCCGCGCCTTCGCGATCCCGCTATCTGGCACAGGCCCATGGACCTTGCGTGTGCGCCGGATCACCGCAGACTCCACGGACACGTATCTCCAGAACAAGACCTACCTCGGGAGCTACACGGAGGTTAAAGACGGGAAGCTCAGAAACCCCTGGACGGCAAAACTTGGGGTTGCGCTCAACGCCAAGGAATTTGCCAACATCCCCAAGGTGACGGTGGATTACAAAGGGCGCATCGTCTCGGTGCCTGTGAATTATGACCCCGACACGCGGATATACACGGGCGTCTGGGACGGAACATTCAAGGAAGCCTGGACCGACAACCCCGTCTGGTGCTTCTACGACATGGCGACCCATGGCCGCTACGGCGCAGGACGCTACCTCGCAGCCGAGGGGCTGGACATCTGGACCCTTTACCAGATCGCCCAATACTGTGATGGCGATGTTGACGATGGAATGGGCGGCACAGAGCCCAGGTATCGGTTCAACGCCTACATCACCAAGGACGAGGAAGCGTTCAAGGTACTGGCACACATGATCTCCGTGGCCCGGTCCCAGCTTTACTACGGCGGATCAATCGACCGACCCGCCACGGCATTGACCGCGATTCAGGACGTAGAATCAACGCCAACGGCACTCTTTAGCCCGTCCAATGTTATCGGCGGGCGCTTTGGCTATTCCGGCACACCACGAAAAACCCGCTACACCGAGGTCACCGTATGGTGGAATGACCCCGCCCAAGCCTATAAGCTGGTGCCGGTGCTTGTGGTGGCAGACCCCGCCTATGTGGCCCGCTACGGGGTGCAGAGCTACGAGACGGTGGCATTCGGCGCAACATCCAAGGGGCAGGCGATCCGCGAGGGTCGGCGCATCCTCCTGACTAACCTGCTTGAGCAGGAGATTGTTAGCTTTAGCAGCGGGCTAGAGGGGATCGTTGCATACCCAGGCGGGCTGGTGCAGATCCAAGACCCTGGACGCGACCAGAAGCGGCAAGGCGGGCGGCTTGGGAGCGGATGCACCACCACGAGTCTAATCCTGGACGGTTCGGTCACCCTTGCCCCCGCCACGGCCTACACTGCCTGGGTCACCATGCCGGATGGCAGCGTGTTGAGTCGTTCCATCTCCACCGCTGCGGGTAACGTTTCGACGGTCACCATTGCCGCGCTACCCTCCGCGCCAGTCGCAGAGGCGCAGTGGCAGATTACACCGAGCGCAACCGCTCCAACACGATGGCGGATTATCGGCGTCAAGGAAGTGCGCGGGGATGACGAGATTTCATACGAGATCGCGGCCATTGCCAATGCCCCTGAGAAATACCCGCTAATCGACGAATGCGGGACGATCACCGTTGTTGATCCAGGGACGCCCTCGACCTTCGCGCCGGTCACTGGTCTTTCCGCATCCTCGAAAACCTCATGGTCTATCGGTAAGGCGTCCATCAACATCAGCGCCCAATGGACCCAGCCGGAAGGCGCAACAGGGGCGGCGGCGATCTTCAGTTATGAGAACGGGCCATGGCAACACATGGACGTTGAAGGCTCCAGCGCAACAGCCGAGCTTGGTGATGTTGGAGATTGCCGAATCCGGGTTGTGGCTCAATACCGCAACGGGTCTAGCACTTATGCGGAAGTGGCATTGGCTGCTCTTGGTGTCCAGACCACGACTCCCGCGTCACTCACGATCACAAAGTCCGACACGCAGCCTGCGGTCCCCGAAGACCCCGACCCGGAGGTGTACCGCGACACTAACGACGAGCGCACCGCCATTGTTCACCCCCCAGGATTCCCCGGTGGTGATCCGGTAGTCATTCCTCCAACCTACCTTACCTTTGCGTGGACCCACACAGACGCAAACGTCTACGCGCAGAAGGGCTTCAGAATTGCCGTTTTCACGGGCACAGACCCAAACGACGAGACGAAGCATGTTCGGAGGGCGTTTGAAACACCGGACCCATCCGTGCGCGGGGCTGTGGTCACGATCCACGTTTGGGAGCCGAGCGCCATCAATGCGGCGATTCAGGCGATCTATCTGGACGGGAACGAAAGCGCGTGGAGGCTGATCTCGGGGACGGTTGCGGCAGACCCTGACACAATCGAAATTCCGACTCGTGATGTTCTCAACGTGGTGGACGCCAAGGCGGATCTCGCCCTCACCCCCTCCGTGGTAGCGGACGGGACCGCGACGCAGTTCCTCTACACCGGCCCAGACGTCACCTGCGAGGACTGGCGGGGGGTGTGGGAGTTGTCGGCGGCGCCGAGGACGAACCTGCTACCCAACAGCCAAAACCTTACGCCTGCGGGTGGGTATGCGGTGACTACAGCAACGGCAACCATCGGGGC